AAGTGACAGAGGACATCCGCCGGGGCGACTATTTCAAGGGCGCGAAAGGAGCAATCCCGGGCACAATCGATCTGGCGGGTAGTTGGCTGATGCATGGCATGATTCCGCGGATCAAGTTGGGATCCTTTCAAGATATGGCGGCGAACATTCTCAAAGAGGCGGACCACAACAATTGGAGCGAAGAAGAGATCAGGAGCCGGATGCAGTCGGCCTGGGACTCAGTGGATAACCGCTATGGCCAGATGGTCTATGACAACCGCTTTTGGAACCGCGTCGCGCTTGAGATTGCCCAGCTTGGAATCCGCAGCGTCGGCTGGCAGGGCGGAACCTACATGGAGTACGGCGGCGGAGTGACAGACGCAGCCAAGGCTTTTGCGCGGGCAGCCTCGCGGAAGAAGCCCGAAGTTACGCACAAGCTGGCTTTCAGCTTGGCCACGCCGATCTATACGGCTCTGATTGCGGCAGTTGGAACCTACCTGATGACCGGCCACAAACCAGACACCGACAAGTATGGACTGAAGGCCTACAGCATGATCGAGACGGCCGACGGAACCATGCTCAGCATTCCCGGATACTCGAAAAACCTGATGTCGGTTGGGGAGGACGTAGCTCAAAACGGGATCCCCTGGCGCACAGCTGTCAACACTGCCAGCCCGGCAATCTCAACATCGCTTGAGATGATGCAGAACAAGGATTATTACGGCAACGAGATCAGGAACGAGGACGATCCTTACATCTCAAAGACGCTGGGCAAGAGCCAGGCGGGAGAGTACGGCAAGTTTATCGCCAGCCAATACATACCGTTTACGGTGAAGAGTTTCCAACAGCAGCGCCAGCGTGCCGGCGAAGGCGAATTTTCTGACATCAGCGAGGGAAAGAGCAGCGGCATGAGCTTGCTCAGCTATGCAGGTTTTCAGCCGGCGACACAGGTCATGCAGAACTCATCTGCCATGAATCTGGCCGAGCACTACCGCAACGAGACACCCCAGGCGCCGCGGACAGCAGAGCAGGCCGAGCACAACCGAACCTTTCGGAATCTGGTCAAGGCGTTGGAAAACGGCAACCTCAACCAGGAAAAACTAAATGAGGCGATGGAAAAGGGCCGCATAACCAGCCGACAGTATAGCGAGGCGGTCCGTGAAGCCCGCTGGACGCCACTGGAGCGCGTGACCAGCCGGCTCAGCTTTACCCAGGCCATGAAGGTATGGCAGAAAGCTAATCCGCAAGAGAAGGCCTCCCTGCACGATCTGATGGCCGAGAAGAGCCAGCACCAACTGGAGACGGTCTACGAGCAGGAGGGCGACGAGGCCGCGCAGACTCTCCAGGCCAGGTTGAAGCAGCAGGGAATTTTGACTGAGTAGACAGCCGGATTCCTCCGGCTTATTTGCCAGCGGATTGAAGAAGTTCTGGTCTGCGATGAGGGTTGATACTCGGAAGGGCCTTTGTTGCGAGGAGCTACTTTGAGGGGCTGGCGTGTATTTGGATCATAGCACAACCGCACCATCTGAACCATGAGAACCGCCCGGAGCGCCCGAAATGCCGAAAGCCAAAAAGGATGCCTTCAAAGGATTAACGCTGGACGAGCAGCGGTTCGTCTTCCATTTTCTGCGCGAGAGTGTGAGCTCGGAGAATGAAAACGAGCAGATCCGATGGGCAGAACGAAAGAGCCGCATAGTTCAGGGAATGGGAGAGAAGTTTCTCAAGCGCGAACACGTGCAGCAGGAGATCCAGCGCCGGCGCGCCCAGGTGGAACTGGAGCAGGCCCGGCTTATCGCCCGCGACCAGGCCAAGTTGGCCGCCGAGGAAGATAAGCGAAAGACGGTGACGCTCGACAAGCTTGAGGCTGCGCTTGACGGCGTGGTAAATCTGGACCCGGAAAAGCACGGCGGAACAGTCCTTGAAGCGATCCGGCTCGGACTGGTCTACACCGGAACCATCAACGATGGAAACAGAAAGCGGGTAGTGCCGGCCGACCCAACCACTCAGGAGAATTCCCCAGCCGGTGAAGGTGGGTTTTATCAGAGCATCTTCCACGGGATGCGCCAGGGCGAGGTGCCAGCTGACGCCATGCCTCTGATGCCCGAGGAAGCGCCCGCCGCGCTGATGCCGGACCAACCGGCGCCGCGGCCGCCCGTGCTGCGCGTGAACGAACCGCCGGCCCCTGCTCCGCCTTCGGCGGGGAATCCCAAATCCAAGAAAAACTCACTTGAGATCAGAATCACGTGATTTCTGCGTCTGTGTGTGGTACAAGGGATACACGAGGTACAAATATGAACAAGTGGAAGCGAAGAATTGCAACTGCATGGATGGTTTTGACTGGAAAACAGTGCCGGCTTACTGACGCAACAGAGCGGATAATTTATGTGCATGATGCTGGGCCACAAGGGAAGATAGTGCAACTCGTTCCCTGGCGTGATCAGATTTTAGCGCTCGACAATAATGGGACAATCTTGCTTATTGACTGTCCCTATGAGTCTATCAACATACAAGTAAGAACGATCATGAAGTCACCGAGGAGAGGCTGAGCATGCCAAAAATGAGACTGCATGTTGATCTGAAAAAGCGGTTCAGACTACGCTTTAGAGCTGTCCAACTGCGCTTCAGAGCTCGCAACTCGTGGATGCGAGAAGCTTTTGTGGCACCCATCTTGAACGATTTTCCACACGAAGAAGCTTTCAAATCGATGTTTCTGGGCGACTGGAGCCCATTGCCATCCGAGGAAAAGCCGCCTGAACTGCACAAGGAATGGAGCGTGGGGCGCCTCTATCCGAAGCAGCAAGAAATGCTCAATGATCCACGACCGATGAGATTGTTTGGCGGCAGCCGCCGGTGAGGAGCAACAAGATTATGGCAGTTCTGAATCTACGAAACGTTCCTGAGGATCTGGTATGTCAACTCAGGGCTCAGGCAGCGCTGGCGGGCCGAGGAAACCACTTCCACGAGTACTGCATTGGCCTGCTGGAAGTGGTGGTCGCCCAGGTGGCCAATCAGCGAACCATAAAGCGGACGCCAACAGATCAGTCGCTGCCTCCGGGGCGCTCTCCGCAGGTTCGAGAGTTCTACCTTGGCCATCCCGGAAGCCGGCCCGAGAAAGAGATTTTGCAAAATCGAGCACAGATTATTCCAGAAATTATTCCAGAGCCTCCTTCCGATGAACCTCTGGAGACTCGGATCACCTGATGGCCACGGCCACGGTTTCACCCTATCCACCCCTGGTTTTACCTCCCTATAATCTGCATCCCCGAGGCTGGGAGCCCACCTGGTGGCCGATCAACGCGGCCCAGCAGGCGGCGATCAACTGCCGTGCTGAGCTGCTGCTCATGGGTGGCCAATCAGGTGGCGGCAAGCGTTTGGACGTTGATGAGCCTATTCCTACGCCCAGGGGATTGGTGCGCAATGGTGACCTGCGCGCAGGCGACTGGGTATTTGGGAGCGACGGTAGGGCATATCAGGTTTTAGTGGCTCATCCAATTGTCGAGGCGAAGGCGTTTCGAGTTATCTTTGATGACGGTACCTCAGTCCTGGCAGATGCTGAGCATCTATGGCACACTTTCACATTCCACGATCGTCAGAAAGTACACACAAACACTGAGAGCTTTCGTACACGCCGGCGTGAGAAGCGGCCGTCCAAAGCACACTCCCTCAGTCCCTGGACAAGCAAAAGAAATATCGAGAAGGCAAGGCTTTTCGTACCGACGCCAGTCTTGGGATCAGTTAAGACCACGGCAGAGATCGCCGCGACTCTCTCTGTTGATAACTGTGAGCGGGCAAACCATTCAATTCCACTCACTGCACCGGTTGAGACTCCTGTGCGATGGTTTTCCATCGACCCATATCTGCTTGGCGTCTGGCTGGGAGATGGCACAACCTCATCTGGCACACTGACAATCGGAAAACGAGACGCAAAAGATCAGCTTGCGCTGCTTCGCGACGTGGGAGCCTTTCTGAAGCCAAGGAAGGATCTAATCACTTATGGTGTCCGCGGCCTGCAGCGCACCTTGATAGAGCTTGGATTACTGAATCGAAAGCACATTCCGCAAGAGTATCTGTGGGCCTGCAAAGAGCAACGTCTCGCACTTCTGCAGGGTTTGATGGACACAGATGGCTGTGCCAACAAAGACGGTCAGTGCGAGTTTACCAACATAAATGAAGAGTTGAGCCGAGGAGTCTACCATCTTGCAGCATCTTTAGGGGTTAAGCCGTTTTGGAACGAGGGTCGAGCCAAGCTATATGGCCGTGATATTGGCCCGAAGTATACCGTCAAGTGGACAGCTACACTTCGCTGCTTTCGGCTTAAAAGGAAGCTAAAGCGATTACCGGTCAAGGTCCGCGCAACGCAGCATTGGCGCTATATCATAGCAGTTGAACCGGCTGGAATGAGGCGGATGCGCTGTTTGACCACAGCCAATCCAGCCGGACTTTATCTGTTCGGTGCGAACTTTAACGTCACTCACAACACCTCGTTTCTGGCCGCCGACGCGATGCAGGAGTATCAAAACCCCTACCTGCGAAGCCTAATCCTGCGCACATCAATGGTGGAAATGCAGGAGATGGGCGACCAGATGCAGAGGCTTTATGAACCGCTGGGTGCTCAGTGGCGCCGACCTAACAAGTTTGCCGGCTTCTCCTGGTGCTTTCCGAACGGCGGCACGATTGAGCCAGGCTATCTGCGCCACGCCAAGGATCTCCGGCGCTACCGCGGCAATGCGCGCAGCCACATGGGCGTGGACGAAAGCGGCCAGCACCCTGAGAAACTAGTCCGCGAACTGCTCGGTTGGCTGGCGGCGCCGGTGCGCCACAACCTGTTCGTGCGTGCCCGCTTCACCACCAACCCCGGCGGTCCTGGTCACGGCTGGCAGATGGGCGTATTCCTGCGCGGTAAGTGCCCTGTGCACTATCCAGCCAGCCGCGAGGATGATCGACCGTCAGAAACCAGTGTCTTCCCAGGTCGGGTCTACAAGGGCGCCCGCTGGCCATCTGACGACGGGCCGGTGGTCAAAACCACTGCATTTATCCCCGCACGTCTGGTCGACAATCCTTTTTACGACCGGGTCAAGATGGAAAGCCTGATGACCCAGACGGCAGCGATTCGTGAGCAACTGCTCTATGGCTGCTGGTGCAACGCTGAAGGGCTCTACTTTCCATTTCTTCGGCCGGAGTATATGCAGCCCATTCAGGAGGTTCCAGACGAGTGGTGGTGGGGGCACTTCATCTCGATCGATTATGGCTATGGAAACTCGGCCGCCGCGGCGGGAATGTATACCGTGGCTCCCTCAGGCAAGGTCTTTAAGGTGCGCGAGCGCGTCGCCCGCAAAATGCCTTCAAAGGAGCTTGCTGAACGAATCTGCAAAGATGGTTTCGCGGCGAGCGACGATCCCAAGATGCCGGCGCAGGAAGCCTGGCTGAAGAAGCTGAGACCTCGCGATCCAGAAGGACCGCGGATACTCTTTGCCATGACCGACCCGGCCAACGACCAGCACACCGGCACCGGTCGAAGCAACTACGAAATCATCAAGGAAGTATTCGCTGCGCATGGTGTCCCGTGTGTGCTGGGCGCCCATGATCCCATGGGTAACGCACAGCACCTCTACAACGGCCTGAGCAATCGCTCGCTGGTGGTCACCACCGCCTGCCCGTACACCTTCAACACGCTGACCAGCCGAACAATCGATGATCGAAACGCTGTCAAAAAGGAAAAGGGTAACCCGCAGGATGACTGCTACGACGAATCAGCGTATGCCTGGAACAGTTGGATTGCGGAGAGCGTAAAGCCTAAGCGGATGGCGCTGGAAGAGGAGCTCGACCAGATGCGCAAGGATGGGATGGATGAGACCAGTCTGGCCCGCCACGCCTGGCAGCGCAACCAGCAACTGCGGACAGAAGAGCGAAAGGCGAGCCGGGGAATTGCATTGAGCGGCCGGCGAATCGGGCGCACGGTAACGAAGCGCTAGGCGGCCTGGCGGCGCTCAGCTTCGATCTCGGCTCGCCATTCGCGTGCAAACCTCTCAGCTAGCTTATTTAAGTTGGGCCGATCAATCTCCAGAGTACAAGCGGTACAGTAACGCACACCGGCGAGCACTGGAGAGCCGCAGGCATAGCAAATCGCGTCGCAACCAATGCACGGCCGAGGCGCATTAAGATCAAGAGGTGGTTCCAAAACCGCAGAACGATTGTCCATGGCGTACCTCCTGTACCTTTATACCGCAGGTCAAGAGAAAAATACAAGAAAAAAGATATGAAAATTAGAATATAAGTGCCGCGGCAGGTTTCCCGTCCCGCCGCGGCTTGTTCTGTTCAAGGCTATCACCGTACGACATGACAATCAGAGGCAGGAAGGGCACAATGCGGGGCACCGCGCCCTATCTACGATAAAGACAAGAGTGGCGATTGCAGAGAGAATTGCTCGGGACGACCGGCACGATGATCCCCAAACGAGAACT